AAGTATAGACTGCAAAGGGGAGACAAATGGCAGCCTTTATTCTAGCTGTGCATGGCATGATGCTGATATGTATGGCTCTGGTTTGGTGCTCTATCCATGAAACAGTATCTGCATCGTGTAGGTCTAGCTTCCTCTGTGCTGATCAATGTGTTGCTCGGAGGCCACAGCAATCAGACATTCTCTGCCCGCAACTATGAGTGGCAGAGACAGGGCAGGTGGAATGTTGTAGGCTTGATTGATGCAGCCTTCTGGTCCATCAGTGGTGAAGCAGATCACTGCTCAACGTCATGGTCATACTGGTATGTAAGGAGGAATGTGAAATGATCTACTCGCATGTGAGATGCGATAAAATCCCATGTCAAACAGGAGACAACACATGACTAGTAGCAAAGCTACGCTTCCTGACTACATCAACAAAGCCTTAGACAATATGGCTGAAGACTTTAGCAACCTTATCCTCAACTACGATTTAGAGATTGTTGCATGGTCACTAATGAAATACTATGACCTTGTATCTAAACCAGATAAGGTAGACAACAGCGACGATGTGCTTGAGCCTGACTACGAACTCATGGCTGCTATTGATCGTCTGCTTCAAGACTATCTGACATCTAAGGAATACACGGAGTGGCGTAAGGGTCGTAATGTGAAAGGAAAATCAAATGCTTGACAACGTTAACCTGCGCCTTGACTTCGATGAAGATGGCATATGGCTGATTGAAGATGACATCAGCATTGGTCCAACTCAATTAGGCCATATCTCATGGGCTGTGATAGCACGACACATCCATCCGCATCTGGAATACTACGATGTAAAAAAGAAGGTGATGAAGAATGAATGAAAACAAATCACACACGTTGAAGCTACGAGCAGATGACTATGTTACAATCACTGTAACATATCGTGATACTGAACTTGACTGGATCGAGTTCATGGATGATGCTGCTGAACTTTTGACAGAATACGTCTATGACCCTACTCACTTCGTATCTGTAACCACAACTGAGAGGCATTGACATGATCGTGACACTTGTTGTAGGGGCAATGATTGCAGCCTATGTTGGGCTGTTCATTTACTTCATCTTAGACACAGGTGTGTGATGCCTAAGCCTCGCTATCTCATGTGGGATAAGCCTGCCAAGCAGTGGCGCTATGTGCCACCTGAAGACATGATCAAGGCTGGTGTAGCCAAGCGCGCTAACTTAGGCGTAGGCTACGCTAGTGCGATGGCTCATGCTATTCGTAGCAACAAGATCATTGATGCTTATCGTGAAGGCAAGATAGCGGGGAACACTCCTGTGGCACACTCTACCTTTCGTCAAGTCATGGGCAGTTACTTTGGCACTGAGCGATACAAGAGGCTGACGCATCGTGTCCAGTATAGCTACGAGATGATGCTGAAATATGTATGCAACACCATAGTCGATGGCAGGGAGTTCGGTAGCCTTCGCATTGGCAAGATCACTGTGAGACAATGCACCTTAGCCTATGAGCAGTGGCTAAAGAATGGCACTGTGTCTGCTAATGACAAGCGCCGTGTGGCGTCAATACTATTCAACTACGCTATCTCTCTGGATATCATAGGCCGTAACCCTATGAGGCATACAGGTGTAGTCACAGCCAAGAAGCGTAAGATCAAGTGGAAGCAGGAGCACATCAAGGCTTTCCTTGAAACTGCATATAGCGACTTCAAGTATCGTAACATTGGGCTGATTGTCCATATGTGCTACGAGTGGTGCCAGCGTGTTGGTGACATTCGTAAGCTGACATGGGATGCCGTAGACTTTGAGGCTAATCGTGTTACCATAACGCAGTCTAAGCGTGGTGCCACAGTATATCTGCCTATGACTAAGGGGCTGATGCAGATGCTGCTACAGCAGCAGAAAGACTTTGGCTTCCAGAAGTATGTGGTGCCTAATGTTAATGCTGCTGATGGGGCATACAAGCCTTATGCTGATAACTTCATATCTGTCCTTGTGCGTGAGGTTAAGGAGAAGGCTAAGCTGCCTAAGGAACTACAGGCATGGGATTTGCGTAGGACTGGTATCACTGAGTTGGTTGAAGCTGGTGCTGATCTAGCGCAGATCATGCAGGTATCAGGCCATGCTTCGCCTGCATCAGTTGCACCTTATCTTGTGAATACGTATAAGGGTGCAGTCACTGCCATGTCCTTCCGCTTCGAGGAGTTCAATGATGTCACTGCTTGACTTCCTGCATGATCTACCATCAGGCCAGAGCATACGCTGTGACTGCCCATCGTGTAAGGGCCGCAACACCTTCACCGCTACCAATAACAATGGCTTAGTCGTATACAACTGCTACAAGCTAGGCTGTGTTATCAAAGGCGCAACCAATGTCGGCATGACTGTTGAGGATATGCAGAGGCAACTAAATCAACGCAAGGAGACACAAGTGTCCACAGCTACTCAACCTACAATGGAACTACCTGCAGGCTTTGTCTTTGATCTTACTGCTCCACCCATAGCCAATTTCATAGAGAGGTGGCAGCTAGAGGGTGTGCCATTGATCTATGACAGCATCGAGCAGAGGGCTGTGTTCCCCATTCGTGATGCCAATGGCAAGCTGATTGATGCTGTAGGTAGGTCGCTACGCAAGGAGATGCAGCCTAAGTGGAAGCGGTATACTGGCAACGGTGACTACTACAGCATAGGCAGTGGCACCGTAGCTGTTGTGGTAGAGGACTGCATCAGTGCAGTGACAGTCTACAAGTGTTGCAAAAATGTCACAGCCTATGCTTTGTTAGGCACTAACATGTCTCATGGACAAAAGGACGCATTGACGAAGCACAGTAGGATCGTGGTAGCATTGGACCCTGATGCTTACGCCAAGACTGCAGCCTATGCTCGGGAACTGGATGCTATGGCTATGCTGATACATGATGACTTCAAATACAGACACTACGATGATATCAAGAGGATCAAGGAGATGACTGCATGAGTGCTTTCACTGAGGGGACGCCGCCGTGGCTGCTGTCACTAGAGGTGGCATCAGATACGCTGCATGATGAAGAGTATATCAGGTGGCTGATCAATACGGCAGGGACATTGGGTGTGCCTGTAGATGTAATCAAGGAGCAACTGCGTAGGCGTAACTACCAGCTACGCATTGATGATTACATTGAAGGCGATGAGGATGTGGAACTGAAACTGCCGCCACCTAATCCTAAGTATGTGAGGAGGAAGAAATGATCGACGCTACGTATGTAGATCATATGGGTTCTGATCTCAGTGTGGTTAATGCAGCACGTGTCAGCTTTGGTAAGAAGAGTGAAGCCATTGAGTGGCAGTATCTTGATCTCGGCCATGTGTCTGGTGATCTTGTGCCTGTGCTGAAAGAAGGTGATGTGAAGCTGATCAAGTATCTGGCTGAGCACGGACACTACAGCCCATTCGGCCACTGCTTTGCCACCTTCCATGTGAAGGCTCCGATCTTCGTAGCACGGCAGCTTGTGAAGCATGAGTATCTGCGGTGGAACGAGGTTAGTCGTAGGTATGTAGATGATGAGCCTGAGTTCTATGTCCCTAAAGTGTGGCGTGGCCGTAGTGCTGACAAGAAGCAGGGGTCTGATGGTGTGGTTGAATTGGGGTTCTTTAGTGACAAAGGTGGTAGGTTTGAGGGCTACTTTGGAGAAAGCACTTTAGCTGAGGCTGAGCGTGAACACAGGGAAAGTTCGCTCAACCTTTACGATGGGCTGATAAGGGCAGGTGTAGCACCAGAACAAGCACGAATGGTGTTGCCTCAAAGCACCATGACTGAGTGGTATTGGAGTGGTAGCCTTGATGCCTTCGCTAACATGTGTAAACTTAGGCTCAAGCCTGACACACAGTTTGAGACAAGGCTTGTGGCTAACGCGATCAGTATCGACATGAACAAGATATTCCCTATTAGCTGGGAGGCACTAGTGAAATGAAAAGAATGATTGACCCTCCGAGTGGGTGGCTATATGGCTTTCCAAAGGAGATACCTTCTGTCGTCATAGATACGAAGGCATGGCTGGTAGCCAATGGCTATCCGCAAAAAGAGATCGACGCCTGTGGTGAATACTTCTATGTCAGAATGTGGATGGAGGATGACAATGACAAATGATGCTGATGATATTCGTAATGTTGATGCTGAGGTGAAGCAATACTTCAAGGAAAAGCGTGAGCAGGCAGAGCATTCTGTGCTTGCCTTGAAGCAACTCTTTGACAACGAGAAGTATTGGGACATCGAGGACTACATTGTTCTGCGATCTTTGCAGGGCCTGTTTGAGTCAATGATCCGTGATGTAGATCGTTGGGAGACGCCAGACAATGTGCTTCACGATATCTCGGCACTGTGTCGTGTGATCAAGATTCACATGGTCCATTCTGAATACGATGAATACATGCAGACTATCCGCGATGGCATCTGGAAGAAGGCGTGGAAATATGACAGCGACTATTAAGTTGACAGCAGTCAAGGAACTGGAGGATGGCAGCATGGAAGTTGAACTTGATCTGGATGAGGAAGGCAAGACTATCCTCATGCGTGAAGGCTTCAGCGTCATCACCTACTGTGGCATCTACAAGGTTGACCTGTCTGAGGTTGGCCCTGCTCTAGAGATGTATGCTCAGCACAAGAAGCGTGAGCGTCAACTTGATGAAATGTATGACGGTATGTACAAAGATGGCTGAGGATATCAAGGCTGACATGGAGTATATTCTGTGGGCTAGAGCAGCTATGGCTAATGTTGTAGCCAATCTGTCTCGATGTAAATCTGATATCATCAGGCATGGAACAGAATACCGTACATCCTTGTTGCTTGAAGAGGCGCTGAACAGGGTGTATTGGAAGATGGTTGAGGAAACTAAATGAGCAATAAGGAACTGGCTCTGTTGCGGACACTGCAGCAGAAAGACTTCTATGACGACAACAAGGGTATCCGCTGCCCTGATAAACTGTTCTCTAAAGATGTGCGTAAGATCAAGCAGGTTCTTGACTACGCTATGCAGCAATACGAGCGAGACATCAGTGCTTCCGAATTGGAGGCGCTATTCTTTGTGCGTAATCCTACACTGACTACAGCCAACAAGCTGATCTATGAAGGCTTGTTTCGTAAGCTGTCACAAGAGGAACCGCTAGATAAGGAGATAGCCCATGAGGTTATGTCAAAACTGTTTCAAGGCGTAGTGGGCGAAGAGATCGCATCACTAGGCTTCGACTACATCAATGGAAACGCTAACACTCTGGAGCCTTTGCGTAGGATGTTGGACTATTACGCCGATGACTTCGTTCCCAATTTCAAGGTCGATTGGGAAGACATGAGCATCAAGCATCTGCTTGAGATGAATGGCCTTGAAGCTAAGTGGAGGTTCAACATTCCTTCGCTATTCAGGCGCATCAATGGTGTCAGCGATGGGCAGTTGATCTTCATTGCAGCTAGGCCCAACACAGGCAAGACATCAGCACATGCTTCAATCATTGCTTCTGAAGGAGGCTTCGCTTCACAAGGAGCAAAGTGTGTCGTGCTTGTCAATGAGGAGTCTGCATATCGTGTAGGGGCACGGTATCTTTGTGCTGCTGCTAACATGACAATGGATGAAGTGAAAGAGAACCCTGCCTTGGCTGCAGCAAGGTATGAAAAGGTTGCTGAGAACATCAAGTTGAAGGATTGCACTGGCAAGGACATGAACTATGTCGAGATGCTAGTCAAAGCCTACCAGCCTGATATCCTTGTAATGGATATGGGTGACAAGTTTGCTATCCGTAACAGTGACAAGTCAGATGTCTACCTCAAGGATGCAGCCATTCATGCCCGTAACATTGCTAAGCAGTATGGCTGCGCTATCTTCTGGATGTCTCAGCTTAGCGCAGAGGCACAGAACAAGGTTGTGGTAGACATGTCCATGATGGAAGGCAGCAAAACAGGCAAGGCTGCAGAGGCCGACCTGATGCTGCTTATCAGTCGTAACCCTATTGTTGAAGGACAAGAGGATGAAGATAATCAGCGTCACATCACTATCGCAAAGAATAAGCTGAGCGGATGGCATGGCGTCATTCACTGTGAACTTGATGGCAAGAGGAGCATCTATCGTGCTTGATCCTTTTGAGGAGTGGTTGCAGGAGTATCAAACATTCTTCCTACTGAGGCAGTATGGTCTTGACACAAACTACGACTACCTTATGATTAAGGCAATCTGGCAAGCAGGAAGAGATCATGCAATACGTTCTGGATGTGGAGAATACAACAACAACTCGAAACGACAAGCTGCACCTTGATCCTTTCGAGGAAGGCAACAGCCTCACCATGATCGGTATGCGTAGTGTGCTTGATGATACAAGCCACTATGCTGTCTTTGATCATGTTGAGGTTGAGCAACAGGCTGAGCCTTCTGCTGCACGTATGGTGATCCAAGCAGCACTCAACGAGACTACGCTACTCATCATGCACAACGCACAGCATGACCTGATGTGGCTGTGGGAGTGTGGCTTCATCTATGATGGCACTATCTATGACACCATGCTAGGCGAATACATCCTCAATCGTGGTATCACGCAGCCGCTTAGTCTTGAGGCTTGTGCTGAGCGTAGGCGGCTGCCTATGCAGAAGCAGGATACGCTGAAGGAATACTTCAAGAAGGGCTACGCTACACGCGAAATCCCTCTCGATGAATTGTCTGAGTATCTGCGCCACGATCTTGAGGTTACAAGGCTGCTGTATCTGCGGCAACAAGAAGACTATGCCAAGCCTGAGTCGCATTCCCTGCATCAGGTAGTCAAGGTTACTATGGAAGTATGCACGACACTGACACGTATGTATTGTGCTGGCGTCAAGATCGACACTGATGCTTTGGCTGCAGTCAAGAAGGAATACGAGAAAGAGTTGGCTGACATTGAGGAGCGCCTCTATCGCCACATCAGGCTGCTTATGGGTGACACTCAGATCAATCTCAATTCACCTGAGCAGATGTCAACTGTAATCTTTAGCCGCAGTCCAAACGACAAGAAGGAGTGGGTGAACATCTTTGATCACGTTAATAGTGACAAGGAGTTCAAGAATGCAGTCGTATACAACAGCCGTGTAGCCTTCAAGACACAAGCATATCTGTGTCCTACATGCAAAGGTGAACGCTACATCAGCAAGATCAGGAAGGATGGTAAGCCCTTTGCTAAACCTTCACGCTGCAAAGACTGTGACGCAGAAGGATTCAAACTTCGTGAGACACAAGAGGTAGCAGGCTTGAAGTTTTTCCCACCAGATAAGCGGTGGATCACAGCCAATGGCTTTGGCACAAGTAAGGACAACTTGTCTGTGCTGATCAACGTAGCCAAGAGCCTAAAGATGGATCAGGCTGAGAGTTTCCTCAATGATCTGCAACGCATGAGTGCTATCAGTAACTACCTCAGCACCTTCGTTGGTGGCATTGAGGCTTACATGAAGCCTAACGCAAAGATGCTGCATGTAGGGTTGACACAGCATATCACACAGACAGGCCGCTTCTCTGGTCGTAATCCTAACATGCAGAATATGCCACGAGGCGGAACCTTTCCCATCAAGAAGGCTTTCATATCTAGATGGGAAGGTGGGCAGATCATGGAAGCTGACTTTGCTCAGCTAGAGTTTCGTGTTGCTGCCTTCTTGGCTCAAGACCCTGTTGCTATGCAAGAGGTTGCTACAGGCTTCGATGTGCATAGTTACACTGCCAAGATCATCACTGATGCAGGACAGACTACCACCAGACAAGGCGCTAAGGCTCATACCTTTGCACCTCTCTATGGCGCTACAGGTCACGGCAGGACTGCAGCAGAGGCAGCGTACTATCATCACTTCATCGAGAAGTATGAAGGCATCGCTCAGTGGCATAAGAAGCTAGGCGATGAGGCTATCCGCTTCCAGAAGATCACTACACCTAGTGGTAGGCAGTATGCTTTCCCTGATGTGTATCGCCGTAAGAATGGCAGCGTCAGTGACTTCACACGTATCAAGAACTATCCAGTGCAGGGATTTGCTACAGCAGATGTTGTGCCTGTGATCTTGATGGAGATTGAGCGTAGACTAGATGAATACAGAAGCTGCATCGTCAACACCGTGCATGACAGCATCGTGATTGATGTGCATCCTGATGAAGTAGACGATGTTATCAGCATCATCAAACTGGTTGACGCACAACTGGTGAGGCTGGTAGAAGAAGCCTATGGTGTTACAATCAATGTGCCTATGAAGCTGGAAGCAAAGCTGGGGCCTAATTGGTTGCAGACTAAAGATGTCGCTTGACACAGCGGCTGCAATATGCTATAACAGACGCTCTTTGACTCGAAAGGAGTAACGAAATGAGTACAGAGATTGCTACACTGAACGACGCCTTTGGCGATATGGGTCTTGACCTCGCTGAGGCTATGGGCTTTGGGAATATTTCCACTGCCTCATACTCTACGCTGCCGCAACTGTCTCAGCTTTATAAGGCCCTGAAGGGTGAGATGGAAGTCAAAGGCCGCAAGATGACGGTTGAGACTATTCCGGGTGGCTACTACAAGTATGAGACTGCTGAAGGTCAGGAATACTACAGTGACACTGTTACTGTTCGTATCTTCATGCAACGCTTCTTCTGGCAGCGGTATGAGAAATTTGCCATGCCTGTTGATGACAAGCAGGGCCGCATGTTTGTGACTACTATGGCTACCAATATCAACAAGGGCGACCTGAAGGATAACTATGGTGGCTGGAACTGTGGCAGGCCCGGAGGCTTCATCAAGGATTACAAAACTCTCAGTGGCCCCCTGCAAGACATCGTGAAGCAGACTAAGCGTGTCATGGCAGTCTTTGGCCTTGTGAAGCTGAACAATCCTACTGATGCCAATGGCAATGCAGTTGAACTGGAAGGGTGGCAGCCTTTCGTGATCAACGTAAAGAACCGCCTCAGCTTCAAGGCTATCGAAGATGGTGTCAAGCTCATTATGAAGAACAATCGGCTGCCTATTCAGTATACCGCTGAGTGGGGCCATTCTTTTGAGCCTCTGCCTAATGGTGAGAACAACTACTTCGTAACCATGAAGCCGCTTGAGGCTGTTCAACTTGATGCAGGGGATCAGCAACTCATGCGAGACTTTGTGGACTACGTTGAGAACAAGAACCGTAGTATCCTCACTATGTGGGATCGTGCTCATTCCAATGACATGTCTCAGGAAGACAAAGCCTTCATTGATAACTTCATCAATGTAGGTAGCTCTGACTTTGAAGAAGTAGAGGCAGCGTAATGCAACATCCCGCTGAAGTAGCTCTGCATATGCTTCTTCAGGATGTGGCAGCAGGTCGGGGAGCAGTCAGTGATGACATCCTCGACCGTGTTGCTGCTGATGTGAAGGCAGCACTGGAGCGTCAACTGACATCCAAAGAGAAAGGCAAAAACTTCTCTCTGCGTATGTCTAACATTGGCAGGGCAAGGTGTCAGCTTTGGTTTGACAAGAACAAGCCTGAGGCTGCTGAACCTATGCAGCCTTTCTTCCTGATGCAGATGATCATTGGTGACATCACAGAGGCAGTCTTCAAGGGGCTGCTGAGGGCTGCCAGTGTAGACTTTGGTGATACTGAGACTGTAGTGCTGAAGATCGAAGGAGCAGAGATCAAAGGCTCTTATGATCTGTATCTCGATGGCAAGATAGACGATATCAAGAGTGCTTCACCTTGGTCCTACAAGAACAAGTTTGAGAGCTTCAACACTCTGGCTGACTCAGATAGTTTCGGCTATGTGGCTCAGCTTGTAGGCTACGCTGCAGCCAAAGGTGTAGACGTAGGCGGGTGGTGGGTCATCAACAAGAGTGACGGTGCCTTCAAGTATGTGGCTGCAGAGGATGTAGACGTAGATGTGATCCTTGAAGATATCGCTTACACTGTCAACTACATCAACAACGATGAGCCATTCAGGCGTGAATACGATGCACAGCCTGAACTCTTCTATGGCAAACCTACTGGCAACATGGTGCTGCCTGATGCCTGCACCTTCTGTAGTTACAAGAAGACATGCTGGCCTGAACTGCAGACACTGCCTAAGCTGGTGACTAAGGCTAACACTAAAGACCCTGCACCAACTGACTACGTATTCGTGTCGCCTGAGCATGAAGAAAAGGCTAAGGGGAATGCCAAGTAAAACAACAAGAAGGCACAATAGTAGAACTTATCGCAGCGGCTTGGAGGATCAGGTCGCTGCTTTTCTTTCAGATAAACAAAAAGAGGTGCGATACGAGAAACTAAAGATCGAGTGGGCTGACTTTCGCTACAGGACATACACAGCAGACTTCGTGCTTGACAATGGTATCATCGTTGAAACTAAAGGCAAATTCGATGTTGATGACAGGCGTAAGCATCAGGAGATAAAGAAGCAACATCCTCAGCTAGACATCCGCTTTGTATTCAGCAACAGTAACGCTAAGCTATACAAAGGCAGCAAGACTACTTATGCTGAATGGTGTGAAAAGAATGGCTTCAAGTGGGCGCATAGAGTTATCCCCTTGACATGGCTACAAGAGCGTGGTAAGCCCTTGACTGCTACACGCATCAACGTGAAGGATAAACAATGACTTACCAACTTGATCCATATGAGTATGCACTTATCCTGCGGCCATATGAAGATGACACAGACAATATGCACATGTCTATCGGTATGTGTATTCCAGATAATGATCACCCCGATGACTGGAAGAAGATGGCTGCATTGACGATGATGCTCTTGTCTGCAGCCTTTGTTTTGATGAATGAAGACGATGAGTTCTATGAGATGCTGATGAATAAACTCAAGAGCCTGCGTGATACACCAGAAGAAGGCAACTACATGAATGACCTCTTTGATGATGAAGAGGAAGTGTCATACGAATATGTGGACGATGATAAGAAGGTAATAAAACTCAACATGTTCACGAAGGCTAAAGGTTCAGCATGAGTGACCACGATCCTGTAAACAAGCCTGCCCACTACAACTATGGCGGTGGCATTGAATGTATCGACTACATACGACAAGTTCTAGGCGAAGATGGCTTCAGAGCCTATTGCTTAGGCAACACAATCAAGTATATACATAGGCATCCCTATAAGGGTAAGCCTAAGGAAGACCTCAAGAAAGCCCAATACTACCTCAACAAAGCTGTCACAACACTGGAGAATGACAATGGCTGACGAAACCGTGACTGAAGAGAATGCTCTGACTACCAATCTTGCGCCTATGCTGCAGGAGTTTATCAAGACCTTTGGTGCATCCCTTGATATGCGCCTGTGGTTTAAACTTGTGCAGGAAGAACTGGCTGAACTGAACGAGGCTATGGAGAAGACTAACAAGGCTGAGACACTGAAGGAACTATGTGATGTTCTGTATGTCTACACGCCATTCAATCACTTCATCCATCATGCTGTAGAGAATGATCTGCTGCACGAAGATGAGGCTAAGGAGATCACAGACTATCTGCAGAGCCACCTGAAGGTATTCCAGAAAGCTGTGACGATGTTTCCGCCTATGGTGGTATATGAAGCCTTCGTGCGTGTTCACAAGAGTAACATGTCGAAGCTCGGCCTTGATGGTAAGCCTATCAAGCGGGCAGATGGTAAGGTTATGAAAGGCCCCAACTATGCGCCGCCTGATCTTAGTGACCTTGTTGAGGATGCAGCATGAAGTTTACTGTACGTGTAGAACTTGAAGTGGACGAGGATGGCAACATCCTCTCCACGACACCACAGCAGCATGAAGAAGATGTCAAAGAACTGTTTGAAGACTTGCTGTATGATGTGGATGATGTGAAGGCTGAAACTATAAGCGTGAGGAAGAAATGAATAACTACCTACCTACAGATTACCAAAACTTTATTGCTACATCAAGGTATGCTCGGTGGATTGAGGCAGAGAAGCGTCGTGAAACGTGGGCCGAAACTGTTAGCAGGTTCACATCAAATGTTGTTGATAACAAAATCAGCGACAAAACTGTTGTCAAACGCATCGAAGAGGCGATCCTCAACCTTGAGGTTATGCCCTCTATGCGAGCCATGATGACTGCTGGCCCTGCGCTTGATCGAGATAACACGGCAGGCTACAACTGCAGCTACCTGCCTGTCGATGATCCTAAAGCCTTTGATGAGGCCATGTTCATCCTGCTTTGTGGTACAGGCGTAGGCTTCTCTGTTGAGCGTCAGTATGTTACAAAGCTGCCTGAGGTGCCTGAGAAGCTGTTCAAAAGTGAAGATGTCATTGTTGTGCATGACAGCAAAGAAGGCTGGGCTAAGTCGCTGCGTAAGCTGATTGCTCTGCTTTACTCTGGTGAAATCCCTAAATGGGACACATCTAAGGTGCGTCCTGCTGGAGCAAGGCTGAATACGTTTGGCGGTAGGGCTTCTGGTCCGGGTCCGCTTGAAGACCTGTTCCGCTTTGTGATTGACAAATTCAAGGCTGCACAAGGGCGTAAACTGAGCAGCATCGAGTGCCATGACATCATGTGCAAGATCGGTGATGTAGTTGTGGTTGGGGGTGTGCGCCGTTCTGCCATGATCAGTCTTAGCAATCTTAGCGATGACCGTATGCGTCACGCCAAGAGTGGTATGTGGTGGGAGAACAATGCTCAACGTGCTCTTGCCAATAACTCTGTGGCATACACAGAGAAGCCTGACATGGAAACATTCATGCGGGAGTGGCTGGCGCTTGTGGAAAGCAAGAGTGGTGAGCGTGGTATCTTCAACCGTGTAGCAGCACAGAAACAAGCAGCAAAGAATGGTCGCCGCGATCCTGCCTTTGACTTTGGCACGAACCCTTGCAGTGAAATCATTCTGCGTCCGTATCAGTTCTGTAATCTTACAGAGGTAGTTGTGCGAGAAACAGATACTTTGGAGACGCTAGAAGAAAAGGTTCGCATTGCGGCTATTATTGGCACTGTGCAATCGACCTTGACAAACTTCCCTTATCTGCGTAAGATTTGGCAGAAGAATACAGAGGAAGAGCGGCTGCTTGGTGTGTCACTCACAGGCATCATGGACAATAGGCTGCTGAATGAAAATGCTCTTGACTTGTATAACACGCTACTGAGGTTGAAAAATGTGGCAGTTGACACTAACGCTGAGTGGGCTAATCGTCTTAACATACCTGCTTCAACTGCTATTACTTGCGTCAAGCCTAGCGGGACTGTCTCTCAGCTTGTGGACTCGGCTTCTGGTATCCATGCTCGTCACAGCGCCTACTATATTCGCACTGTACGTGGTGATAACAAAGACCCTCTGACGCAGTTTATGAAGGAGCAAGGTATCCCTGCTGAGCCTTGTGTAATGAAGCCGGATAGCACTACTGTTTTCAGCTTCCCCATGAAGTCGCCGGATGGTGCTATTACCCGTAATGACATGTCTGCCATTGATCAGCTAGAAATGTGGCTTACTTATCAGCGGTGCTGGTGTGAACACAAGCCTTCAATCACTGTCACTGTGCGTGATAATGAGTGGATGCGGGTAGGGTCGTGGGTGTATGCCCACTTCGATGAAGTATCTGGCATCAGCTTCCTGCCTCACTCTGATCACACGTATCAGCAGGCACCGTATCAGGAATGCAGCAAAGAGGAATACGAAGAACTATTTGGTAACATGCCATACAAGATTGACTGGTCTAAACTCTCTGAATACGAGAAAGAGGATACATCCAAAGGCACAAACACGTTTGCATGTAGCAGCGGTGTATGTGAGATCGTAGACCTAACGTAAGAAAGGAAGGGCATTGCAATTTGTCAAGATAACTGATGACATGTTGCTAAGAGCCAAGCATAAATCAGACGAAATGGGCAGTCTCAACAACAGCATAACTAAAGGAGGTGGAAACCTTGCTGGTTTTGTTGGTGAAGAGATTGCCCAATTCGTGCTTGGTGGCAAGATCGTGAATACATACGACTACGACATTGTGCTTGACAATGGCATAACAGTTGATGTAAAAACTAAGCGCACAACTGTTGAACCGAGGGACAACTACGAATGCAGTGTAGCAGCCTTCAATGTCAAACAGAAATGTGACTACTATGCGTTTACACGAGTGCTAGACAACATGTCTCATGGATGGTTCTTAGGTGTATACCCTAAAGAGCT